ATTCCATTTTGAATTTTTTTAATAGCAACTTGATATTTAGATTCTTGAAATAATAAAGTATCTAAATCAGTTCTTTTTCTTTTAAATTCTTCCGTTAGTTTTTCTTGTATAAGTTCAAATCTTTTTTCAGTAAAAGGAGTTTCACAAGTCGGACATTTATCTTGATTATAAAGATTTATTTGTTTTTTTAGATTTTTTAGATCATTATTTAATGTTGTTTTTTGGCTAGTGAAAATATCATAAGATTTCTTTATATCAGTCTCTTTCCCAGTATATTCTCGAAGTTTTTTATAAGCTTCTTCTAATTTTGGTTTAAAGGTTATTAACTTTTTAGTAACTTTATTTATTTGATAGGTATTATCCTCATTAACACGCTTTTTTAATTTCTCTAATTCTTTTGAAGCTGATTTAATAGTTTTATTAAGAGATGATATTTCTCTGTCAGATAATGATATATCAGTTTTTAATTTCCTGAGATCTTCTTTAATAAATTTATTCATCTCATTAATAATCTCCATCGCAAATAATTTATCAATAATTATTCTTTTATCCCCTGGAGTCATAGATACAAAAGATTTAAAATCATTCACAGACAAAGAAATAATGTTAGAAAAGATATGATAAGGCAATCCTACAACTTCTAAATCTATATAATCTTGATAGTTTTTTATTCCAGATTTTCCAATATCCTCGCCATCCTTTTCAACTATTAAATCTTGTGGTGAAAATCTTCTATCAATTTCAACTGTTGTTGTTGGATTCACTTGAACTTCACCTCGAATTTGTCCATGTTGATTTAACCTATTTGCAATATCATTCTTTTTAAATTTATCAAGTCTTCCATAATAAAGAATTTTAGGGAGATTTATGAAAAATGATTTTCCTGCACCATTAGCTCCTAACACCATCCACAAACCACCCTTTTCTGAAAATGTTATTTTTTGAAGTTTGTTACCATAGGGACCGATATTTCTCCAAAAAATTGATTTTATTTGCATAAATACTTTTTATCTTTTATGATAAAATACTATTAAAGTTTTTAATGAATATATAAATAAAGCAGTAATCTTTATCTGTAAATAAAGAAACCGAAGAGGGATCAACGGCTGTCCTGCTTTTATATTTATTCTTTCAAAATAATAGAGGGTAATCATGGAAAAACAATTTAATTTTGTATATGTTACAACTAATATTGTAAATGGAAAACAATATGTAGGTGATCATTCAACAAACGATCTAAATGATGAATATTTAGGAAGTGGTAATTTAATTAGACATGCTATTAAAAAATATAAAAGAGAAAATTTTAAAAGGAAAATTTTAAAACTATTTGAAACAAAACAAGAAGCTTTTAATGATCAAGAACTATATATTAAGAAATTTAAAACTCTAGTTCCAAATGGATACAACTTAAGTCCTTCAGGTGGTCACGGTACTAATGGGGGATATTTATCAGAAGAAACAAAAAGAAAAATAGGTGTTTCTTTAAGTAAAAGTATAAAGGGTAGAAAACTAAGTGAAATTCATAAACAAAGACTAAGTGAAGCTCATAAGGGTATAAAACATACCGAAGAAACAAAGAAAAAATTAAGCGAGTTGAAAAAAGGACAAATTCCATGGATAAAAGGAAGACATCATACCGAGGAGACAAAAAGAAAAATAAGTGAATCTGGAAAGGGTAGAAAACATTCTGAAGAAACAAAATTAAAATTTAAAAACAGAATTCCTTGGAATAAAGGATTAAAAAATCCATTCTGAAATTTTCTTAATAATTTTTATAACAAATTCTAAATTAACTATAATAATTATTATTGCAGGAGCTGTAATTATAATTTTTTTCCAAAATTTCTTCCAAAAATTCTTTAATTTTTCCCAAATAATATTTTTATTATCTTTTTTTTCTAAATATTTTTTATATTTTTTATATCCTCTTTTTTGATAATAATATCCTAATTTTGTAGGAGTAACATTAATTTTATCTTTACCCGGTGAAAATGTTTCCTCATGATCTTTCTTCATTCATTTTCTTGCTTAGCGGCCTTTTCATAATATTGTTTATTTAATAATTTTAATTTTATTAATGTTTCTGATGTATAACTAAGATCATTTATACTCATTTCAAGCAGAGTAATAATATCTTTTATATTTTCTCCATCTACAATTCCTGCAAAATCATCATCAATGCTAACCTTTTCTCCAACTGTTTCTACCTTTTTATATGGACAATCTTTAAAAAGTTCTATAAATTTTGTTAAATTAAATAAATGGACATATTTATCTGGAACTATAATGTCTGTATAGTTATTTGCTAATACCTTAAATGTATATTCTAATGTCCATTCCATTAAATCTTCTAAACGAATTCTTTGAAATACTGATGACAAATTATTTTCAGTAACTTCAAATTGATTATTGTCCGGATCAAAAATATAAACACCCTTTTTATTTCCTATATCGCCACGTTTAGTATGATATGGAGAACCTATATAATATAAATGATCTATTTGTTGTCGCTTATGTATATGACCTGAAAATATAGCTTTATATCCTTTTATATCTCTTAAATTAGCTCCTTTTACAATGTGTTTTCCGTTATCATATTTAAATCCTGCCATATCTGTATGTGCAAATATAAAATCTGCGTATTGCATATTTGCTTTTGCATACATTTCCTCCTCTTCATTTGTTTTAATCCAGGGAAGAACAAGAATTCTAGATTTTCCATTCGTTACAATACATGGTTTTTCAAAAATTGTAACATTTGGAATATATCGAAACGCCGCTAAAGAATTAATATCAGTATCAAACTTTTTATAGATATCATGATTTCCTGTCATTAAATATACAGGCATAATTTCAGAAATTCTAAATATAATGTTAATGGCCTTATTCATAACATTTATATCCAATAATTGCCTATTATCATACCAATCCCCAAGCATAAAAAAAATATCTCCTTTTTTTGCTTCTTTATTAAGAAAAGGAAAATAAAATTTTTCAAAGAAAAGTAACTGATTTTGTAACCATTCTAATGAATTTGCTCTAACACCAAAATGCAAATCAGAAAGTAAAAAAATCTTTTTATATTTAATATTCCTGATTGGAACCTTATATTCCATTAAAATAATTTTTTTGTTTTTATTTTTTTGTTCAAACTAAATTTGTCATTTAATTCTTTTAATAAACTCTCTTTATCTAATACACCAATTTCAGTGTAAAGTTGATCATAGTTTATTTGAAAAAACTCTGCAAATCCCATAAATATTTGAACTATCGAAAAAGATTTTTCAGCAATAAGAAGATCTTTAAAATAATAATACATTTTTATTAAATCAATCTTATCTACTCTCTTTGGATTTTTATATTTTTCATAAAAAGGAGAATCTACAAAATATTCATAAATTCTTTCATCCAAAAGTTTTAGAGTTCTTTCTTCAATAATGTTTTCAGATAATTGATCCTTATATAAATGTGAAACTCTCGCATCAACCTTCATAGGTTGTGAAAAATTTTCATAATTAATATCTCCTGTGTTAAAAGAATTATTTAAAATTTTATCTTCTCTTGCCATATCATTTTCTTCAAAATCTTTAAAATTCATTCTACTTTTAAGGTATTTATCTTTTTAAAAAAATTAAAAAAGATTTTTCCCTGTTATATCATCTTTCGCATTATTAGCAATAGTTGAACTTATTTTAGCAGCAATATTTCCTTGAGCTCCTTTTTTTCTAAATCCGCCAATACTATTAGCTATAAATTCCATATCCTCAATTTGAGAATCCACATCTTCTTCTATTCGAACATATTTTCTATTAAATTTAAATTTTTTCCTTGTATTTTCCATTCCAGAAACACGATCTGCTAAATATTTTAAGTAATATTCTCCCTGTGCTTTCATTTGAGCATCAACGATAATGCCAAATAATCCATCAACAGTATGTAAAAGAGCTGCTGATTCTGAAACATTTGAAATAACTAAATCATTGGTGTCCCAACCAGATCGATTTGTTTGGGTGGGAGTAATAATGGCCCATTGTTCTTCTTGTGCAATGGCTCTTAAATCTTCACTTATTTGTTTAATTTTCATGTAAAGATTTTCTGTATTTGGATTTCTCCAATTTTTCATGATGTTAATGTAATCAACAAAAACATTTTCAAATTTAAAACCCAACATTTCTTGAGCTTTTACAAGATAAGTCCGGAGATCATTTGTAGACATTGTAGATGATGGAAATTCTTTTACATGTAATTGTCCAAGTTTACCAAATGAATCTTTCTTAAGTTTACTTAATTTCTTTTTAAGTAAATCTTGATCCTTTGTTAGTTTTTCATATTCATCTATTGGAACATTTAACATATTTGCTCCAATTCTCATATTTACAATTTCACGTTGAAGTTCAAGAGTAATAAAAGCTGTATTAAATCCATTATAAACTGAATGAGCAGCAAGATTACACATCCACATTGATTTTCCAGTTTTTGGACCACTTAAAAATACAATTAATGATCCTTTCCACCATCCACCATTAAGACACAAATCTATAAATGAATATCCGGTTTTTGTTCTTGCTAATCGTTCTTGTTTATGAGTAGCTGCATCAAAAAAATCTGATCCTAAATCAAATGAAAAATCAATTGCAGTTTCAGTAGACATCATATGTCTAACTTTTTCTACGATTCCTGAAGCATTTTCCGCAGTAACTTTATTAGTCTTCATAAATGCGATAGATTTTCTCATCACATTATCAAGATTTCTAACACGTATCCATGGACCTACATTTTTTTCTAACCAATCAGGGTCATACTCTTTTAGTTGTTCTTTTGTATTATAGAGTGCTGTTGTAATATCTTCATTATATTTTTCTCCTAATCCCTTAATTCTTATTAGTTCCTCCATTTGTTCCTTTGATGGAGGCGCTTTATAATTAATAGTGTGATCTTTTGCAATATCAAATAAATCTCTTAAAGTTTGATTGGAAAAAAATTCAGCTTTAGTAGTATTTAAGAATGTTTGATTTGCTAAAATATAATGAAAAAAGACGCTCTCTTGATATGTAGAAATACTCATTTATTAT